ACTGCGCGGCCTGCGCAGGCCCCTGCCCCGACTGCCCGGCAAGACTGAACCGACCGCAGACGGTCGAAGGCTGGCAGGTCTGGGACCTGACCCAGCGCCTTGGCGGCCAGCTGCGCATCGCGCCGGGTGCCGTCATCGGATGGGACATGGGCGCCGCCCTCGCGCTGGCGAAGGCGCTGGGCGTCAATGCGCTGATCGCCGCCGAACTGCTACCCGAGATCGAGGCGGTGATGGTGCGCAAACTGAACGAGCAGATGGAAGGACGCCGGAATGGCTGAGAAGAAGGTCTCCGTCCGCCTCGTGGCGGAAGGCGGACGCCGCGTGCGCGCGGAACTGGAGGGCGTGGGCGATGCCGGGGCGCGCGGCTTCGGCCGCCTTTCGCGCGAGATGGAACTGGCCAACACTCGGCTTGCCGCTTTCGCGCGCCGGGCCGGGATCGCGCTGGCGGCCGTCACGGCCGCAGCCGCGGCGGCTGGGGTGGCGATGGTCCGATCGGGGCTCGCCAACATCGACGCGCAGGCCAAGCTCGCGCAGTCGATGCGCACTACGGTCGAAAGCATCCAGACCCTGACCTGGGCCGGGGAACTGGCCGGGGTCTCGATGGGCCAGATCGAGCAGGCGACGCAGCGTCTGACCAACCGCCTGTCGGAAGCGGCCAGCGGTTCCGGCGCGGCGGTGGGCGCGCTGCGGCGGCTGAACCTGACGGCGGCGGAGTTGCAGGCCCTGCCGCTCGACCAGCGCATCGTTGCGATCCAGGACGCGCTGACCCGCTATGTGCCCGAGGCCGAGCGGGCGGCCGTCGCCTCGGACCTCTTCGGCGACCGGGCGGCGCTCGCGTTCCTGCGGATCGACAGCGCGACCTTGCGGGACGCGGCGCGCGACGTGCAGGATTTCGGGGTGGCGGTCAGTGCGGCGGATGCGGCGCAGATCGAGCGGACGGGCGATGCCATCGCGCGGCTCAGCCTGATCTGGACCGGCCTCGTCAACCGCCTGACCGTCGCCGTCGCACCGGCGCTGGAAACCGTGGCCACCAAGCTCGCCGACATGGCCCGCGCCACCGGCCCCATCGGGCAGGCGATCACCATGCTCTTCGAGAACCTCGGCCGCCTTGCCACCTATGCCGCGACCTTCGCCACCGTCATGGCCGGGCGCTGGGTGGCCGGGATGGCAGCGGCGGCGCTTTCGGTGCGCGGCGTCGCCACGGCACTGGTGTTCCTTCTGGGCGCCTTGATCCGGACCGGCATCGGCGCACTGATCGTCGGCGCAGGCGAGTTGGTCTATAAGTTCTCGCAGCTCGTCGCCCGGGTCGGCGGGGTGGGCGAGGCCTTCCGGCTGCTCGGCGATCTGGCACGCGAGGTCTGGTCGCGCATCGGCCTGTCGCTGGATGCTGCGCTGGCGCGGATGGCGGCCGGATGGGAGGGGCTAAAGGCGGCGGGGCTTTCGGCATTGGAAGGCACCATCGCGGGTGTGGTCAGTTTCGGCGACCGGACGGCCGCGATCTTCCAAGGGGCTTATGATGCGGCGGTGGCGATCTGGGGCAGCTTGCCCGGCGCCATCGGCGACTTCGCCTTTCAAGCCGCCAATGGGCTGATCTCCGGCGTCGAGGCGATGCTGAACGGCGTCGTCACCCGGATCAACAGCTTCATCGAGACGCTGAACGCCGCGCTGGCTCTGCTGCCGGAATGGGCCACGGGCGAGGGCGGTGTCCGGATCGGCATCCTTGACCCGGTGGAACTGGGCCGCATCGGCAATCCCTTCGAAGGCGCAGCAACGGCCGCGGGGGCTGCTGCGGCGGATGCCTTCTCGGCCGCTTTGTCGCGGACCTATCTCGAGCCGCCCGACCTCGGCCTCGGGACCATGGCCAACGATGCCCGCGCCCGGGCCGACGGATATCGCGAGGCGGCCGGGATGCTCGCCGATGCCGCTGGTCAGCCGCTGGCCATCTGGCAGGCGCTAAGGGATGCGGTGACTGGCACAGGGACGGAGGCCGAAACCGCGCTGGCGGATGCGGCTGGTGCCGCCGATGTCCTGACAGCCGGACTGAACGACACGGCCACCGCCGCCGATGGCGCGGGCGGGGCTGCGCGCGACGCCGGGGCTGCGGCCGCCGAAGGCGCGGACACCGCCCTCACGGGCTGGCAAGCCGTCACGGCGGCGCTCGCCGACTACGCCGCCAAGGCGCGCGACATCGGCGGGGATATCGGCCAGGCGCTGGTCGGCGCCTTCACCTCGGCGGAGAACGCCATCGGTGACTTCGTGAAGACCGGCAAGCTCGACTTCCGCGATCTGGTCACCTCGATGATCGCCGATCTGGCCAAGCTCGCGGCACGGCGCTTCATCCTCGGCCCTATCGCCAATGCACTCTCCGGCGCGCTGGGCGGCGCGGGCGGGATCTTCGCGAACATCCTGCATGCGGGCGGCATGGTCGGCGCCCCAGGTCCCGGCCGGATGGTCCCGGCCCTGGCCTTTGCAGGTGCGCCTCGGATGCACAGCGGTGGCTGGGCCGGTCTGCGACCTGACGAAGTGCCAGCGATCTTGCAACGCGGGGAGCGGGTTCTCTCGCGGCGCGAAGCGGCAGGGTACGGCCAGGCGGGCGGCTCCACCGTCAATGTCACCATCAATGCGCGCGACGCCGAGAGCTTCCGGCAGTCGCGCACTCAGGTAGCCAGCGACATCGCCCGGGCCGTCTCGCTCGGCCGAAGGGGGATGTGATGGCCTTCCACGAGGTCCGGTTTCCGGACAACATCAGCCGCGGGGCGCGCGGTGGTCCCGAACGCCGCACCCAGATCGTCGAGCTGGCAAGCGGGGCCTAGGAGCGCAACGCCAGCTGGGCCAACAGCCGCCGCCGCTACGACGTCGCCTATGGCATCCGCCGCGCTGACGATCTGGCGGCGGTCGTCGCTTTCTTCGAGGCGCGGAACGGCCGCCTGCATGGCTTCCGCTTCAAAGATTGGGCTGACTTCAAATCCTGCCTGCCGTCGCTGGCGCCGGGGCCGACCGATCAACCCATCGGCACCGGGAACGGTGCGGCCACCCTGTTTCAGCTGTCCAAACACTACACCTCCGGCGCGCAGTCCTGGTCGCGCGCGATCACCAAGCCGGTCGCCGGAACCGTGACCATCGCCTTGAACGGCACGCCGCAGGCTTCCGGATGGTCGGCCTCGACCACGACCGGCCTGGTGACCTTCACCACCGCTCCGGCCGCTGGCGTCGCCATCACCGCAGGCTTCGAATTCGACGTCCCCGTCCGCTTCGACACCGACGCCCTCGACGTCACCCTCGATCTCGAACGTCTCGGGTCGATCACCTCGATCCCCCTCGTGGAAATCCGCACATGAAGTCCCTGAACCCCGCGCTGCAGGCGCATCTCGACGAGGGTACGACGACACTCGCCTGGTGCTGGCGCATCACCCGAGCCGATGGCATGACCTTCGGTTTCACCGATCATGACCGGACGCTGTCGTTCGACGGCACCGAGTTCGAGCCGGAAAGCGGGCTGACGGCGTCCGAGGTCCGTTCCGGCTCCGACCTGTCCGTCGACGCGCAGGACGCGCAAGGCGTGCTCTCTTCCGACAGGATCACCGAGACGGACATCCTCGATGGCCGATGGGACAATGCGGCGGTCGAGGTCTGGCGGGTGAACTGGGCAGCACCTGCGCAGCGCGTGCTTCTGAGGCGCGGGGCCATCGGCCAAATCCGGCGCGGGAGGCTGGCCTTCGTGGCGGAGGTCCGGTCGCTGGCCCATGTCCTTGGCCAGACGGTGGGGCGGACATTCCAGGCGAGTTGCGATGCCGCGTTGGGCGATGCGCGCTGTGGCGTCAACCTCGAGGCCCCGGCCTTCAGGGGAACCGGCGCGGTCATCGATGTGCTGCGCGACCGAGCGTTCACCGCCAACGGCCTCGGCAGTTTCGCGGCAGGCTGGTTCGCCTTCGGGCTGGTGGAATGGTCGACCGGCGCGAATGCAGGGCGGCGGGTCGAGGTGCTGTCGCACGACCTGGTCGACGGCGTGGCGATCCTGACCCTGCTGGAAGCCCCGGTGCGCCCGATCACTCCGGCGGATGCCTTCTTGGTCCGGGCGGGCTGCGACAAGCGGATCGCGACCTGCGGCGCGAAGTTCGCCAATGTCGCCAACTTCCGGGGGTTCCCGCAGATCCCGGGCCAGGATGCAGTCCTGCGCTACGCCACCAAGGACGGCGGGCACGAGGGGGCGGTGTTGTGACATCGCCGATCGCAACCGCCGATCCCGCCCGCGTCATCGCCGCCGCGCGAACCTGGCTCGGCACGCCCTATCACGACGAGGCCAGTTTGCGCGGGATCGGCTGCGACTGCCTCGGCCTGGCACGGGGCGTCTGGCGCGAGGTCGTCGGGCCGGAGCCGTTCCCGATCCCGCCCTACAGCCGCGACTGGGGCGAGACCGGCCCGCGCGAGGTGCTGGCAGATGGCGCGCGGGCACTGATGCCGGAGATCGCACCCGCAGATGCCCCACCCGGTGCGCTGATCCTCTTCCGCATGATGCCGCGCGCCATAGCCAAGCATGTCGGGATCCTCACCAGCCCCGACACCTTCCTCCATGCCTATGAGCGGCTGGGCGTGATCGAGGAACCGCTGACACCGACATGGCGGCGGCGCATCGCCTTCGCCTTCCTGTTCCCTGCACGCTGAGATTTTCTCATGGCCACGCTCGTCCTCGGCGCTGTCGGTTCCGCCATTGGCGGGGCCTTTGGCGGCGCGATCCTCGGCTTTTCCGGGGCCGCCATCGGGGGTTTCATCGGATCGACCATTGGTTCAGTCGTCGACAGCTGGATCGTCTCCTCGCTGGCGCCCGCGCAGAAGATCGAGGGGCAGCGTCTCGACAGCTTGCGGATTACCTCGGCCACCGAGGGGGCCATCATCCCCCGCCTCTATGGCCGGATGCGGATCGGCGGCAATATCATCTGGGCCACGGATTTCCGCGAGGAGACCAGGACCACGAGGCAGGGCGGCGGCAAGGGCGGCCGCGGCGGCCGGGTCCAGACGACGGAATACCTCTACTACGCCAGCTTCGCCGTGGCGCTCTCCGAGGGACCGATCACTGGCATCGGGCGCATCTGGGCCGATGGCAAGCCGCTCGACATGACCGGCATCACCTGGCGCTGGTATCGAGGCGACGAGACACAGACGGCCGACCTGTTCATCGCGGCGAGGATGGGCGCGACCAATACGCCCGCCTATCGCGGCACCGCTTATGTCGTCTTCGAGGAACTGGCGCTCTCGACCTATGGCAACCGCCTGCCGCAGCTAAGTTTCGAGGTGTTCCGGCCGCTCGCGGATCCCGACACGGCCGAGGGGCTGGTCAAGGCGGTGACCCTGATCCCGGCCTCGGGCGAGTTCATCTATGCGACCGAAGCCGTGCGCAAGACGGTTGGGGCGATGACCACTGTCTTCGGCCAGACCACGGGCG